GGGCGGGGGCGGGAGTCGGGTCTGCCGGAACGGCGGGAACCTCGACGGGCTGCTCTGACATGAGTCTCCTTGGAAGGTGTGATGGCGAAACGCGGGGGCTGGGGGATCACCCCAACCCCCGCGTCGCCTGGTGGACTGCCTACTACGGCAGCGTGACGGCCCAGGTGCGGGTGTACTCCATGTAGGGGAACACCGGGAAGGCCTTGATGCCCGAGCCGCGGACGTGGAGCCACGGGTCGCGCTTCTCGTCCTCCCACTCGTAGTAGCCCGACTGCCAGTTGCCCTCGGGGTGCGGGGAGGTGAGGGTCTTGGCGAAGCCGATCGCCGTGTCGTCGATCTCGCCCAGGTCGGCCTCGTCAGGCATGAAGATCACCTTGTTGGCCGAGACGAAGCGGTTGTTCGTCCAGGTGGTCGAGCCCTGCGGACGGGTGCGGTACACCGAGTCGTACTCGATGAACTTCACGTTCGTCGCCGCCTCGACCGCCGCGATGGCAGCCTGGGGGTTCCAGCCGTTGATCAGGTAGAGCGGGTCGATCGGGCTGGAGACGGGCGAGCCACCGACGACCAGGCCGGTCATCGCCGTGAACTTGGCGGACTTCCAGAGGCTCTGGAGGAACGCTCGCGAACAGAGCGCCCGACGCAGGTAGAAGCCGTACTGGAGGTAGTGCGCGTTGTTCATGGTGATGATGTCACCGATGGGGTCGTGAGTCGTCGAGGCGTAGGTGCCGGAAGCCGGCGCCTGGTCCTGCTGAGCCGCCGGGCGACCGTAGTCGACGGTGAACTTGATCTTGCCGTCGTTGTAGGTGATCTTGCCGGTCTCGAGGGCCGTCATGATGAGCCACTCGATTCGGTTGTCGAGCTTCCGACGACGCAGCGCGTCGTGACGCGCCATGCGGGTCTGGAAGTCGTCGACCGTGCGGCCCACGAAGTTGAGCGGCATCCCGTCAGCCGCGACACCCTCGGTCGCCGAGGCGATGTAGAGAGCCTCGCGGTAGCGGGTGACGTCGGACGCGGTGTACTTGTCCTTGATCGACCAGTCGATGACGGCGGCACGGCCCTGGCCGTAGAGCGCCTCGTCCTTCTGGCTGAGCTCGGCCTCGGCGTCCTCGGCGCGAGCCGGGGCCAGACCGTCGGACAGACCGCCCTTGATGTAGTCGAAGATCACGTCGTCGGTCGCCACGTCGAGGAACGGCGCGATCGACAGACCGATGTGAGTCTGCGGCCAGAGGAGCTTCTCCCGAATGGTGCCGAGGGAGACCTCCTTGCGGACGAGTCGGTCCTGCGACAGACCGCCCGACGCGAACTTGGAGAACGTCATGGTTCCTCGGCTCCTTACTTGAAGAGGATGTCGAGGGTCTTGGTAGACCTCAACAGATCGGCGGTGGTGTTCGACAGCGCCTGGTAGGCGAGGCCGGTGGCGTCGAGCTCCAGGCACCAGGCCTGGACCGCGATGGCCGTGTAGGCGACACCAGCCTCGACGTCACGCTCGAGGAGCGTCCACGGGAGGAAGGTGTCGAGCAGGCCGACGATGTTCGCGGCGGTCTGACGACCGTCCGAGACACCGGCGACACCGGCAGTCGTGGTGGTCATGACCAGCGAGGTCGCGGTCAGGCCGGTCGTGTTCACCACGATCAGCGGCACGACGCCACCGATGGCGAAGGTGATGACGACTGCGGTGGTGTTGATCGGGCCACCCGTGGTGGTCACGCCGCCGACGTACTGGACCTGGCTGAGCAGGTTCAGGGCCGTGGCGATGTCAGCCGCCGTCGCGTTGTACGCGATGGGGGCGGTGACCTCGCCGTTGAGGGCGAGCGTGAACGTACCCGCCGTGACGGCGGTCGGGGTGAGCGTCTGGACGGCCTTGGTGCCCGACGTGGCGCAGTAGGGGCCGATCTTGCCGGAGTCGATGCCAGACGTGATCTTCGCCATGACGGTGCCCGGCTGAAGGATGCGCTGGATGACGTTGTCGACGAGGGAAGTCGGCACGGTGTTCTTGGCGACCGTGTACGACTCCATCCTGGGGGAGGGGTGAGTGCTGCGGAGGTACTCGTTCCGACCGAACGGGGTCCGAGCAGCGCCACCCTTGACGAAGGTACTCATGTTGAGTGTCTCCTGACCTAGAGGGTGAAGGTGGGGTCGTGAGCGATGAGCTTGGAGTAGCTCGGGGTCTGCTTGATGACCTCGTCCGACATCCCGGCGCGCTTGTGCGACGCCACGATGTCTCGCGCGATCTCGAAGTCAGAACCCTCGTCGTTCTGACCCTCGGGGTTGGTGACGCCTGCCGCGTGAACCGCGAAGAGCGTGAGCTTGGGGGCGAGGCTGTAGCCCTCGCACCACTTGCTGTACTGCTCCGGCGACAGGCCGAGCGCGAACTCCTCGAGCGCGGCCTGCTGCGGTCCCGTGACCTTCTGGTCGTCCACGAGGCTCTTCACGAACGCCTTGCGGTTCGCCTGGACCTGCTCGACCTGAGCAGCCTCCAGGACGCTGATGTGGGCCTGCACGGCGGCGAAGTCGCTCACCGTCTGGCCGTTGATCTTGAAGCCGGAGGTGCGGCGGTTCTTGCTCGCCGTCACGAGCTCCTTGATCGTCTCACGGACGACGACGCCCTCGGCGTCAGTCACCGTGACCGTGCCGTCGTCGTTGACGACGATCGTCTCGACGAGCTCGTCCTCGACCGGGGGGACCGGAGGAGTGACGGGCGGGACGACTGCGACCGGGGGAACGGGCGGCACCGGCACGACCGGCGCAGTCCCCTCCGGAGTGTTCTCGGGTGCCACGGGTGTCTCCTTGTCTGCTTCGAACATCAGGCTGAACGTGGTGCCCAGCCCTGGGTTGTTCTTCGAGAATGCGTTGAGACCCTCGACTGCAGGGATGTCAACGTACGCGAATCCCTGGTAAGTCGGGAAGAACTCCGACTCGTTGTTCGTGACGTACGGCCCGACCTCTGCGCTACGATTGCGCCACAGGCCAGACTCGACTGCATCCATCGCGTCGCAGTCGAGGATCTCGAAGTCGGCGATGAGGTAGCGGTACGTCTCACCGTCGACAGGGTTGGTGCGGTCCTCGGCGCGGAGTCCGGTGTGGTAACCCGCGACCTTGCCGTTGCCCTCCATCCCAGCGAGAATCCAGCCGGGGTGGCCGTCTCGAACCGGAACGTCGGGGAAGATGCCACGGTCGCGCAGCAGCGTGAAGTTGCTGACCATCTGGTCGATGTGCAGCGGCTCCCAGGTGTGCTGGTAGCCATCGCTGTCACGGAAGGTGCCAGAGCGGAACACCGGCATGTCCGTGACGACGAGCTTCTCCAGAGGCTCCTCGCCGGGCTCCAGCGGGTCGCCATCGACCTCGGGAAGATCCACCGAGACCATCTTCGGCGCGGCGTACTTCACGCGCTTGAACTGCGGGTGGAACCCGGTCAGAATCCCAGAGCTGTACAGCGCGACGTGGCGTCGCGCTGCGGGGGCGAGGGTCTGTGTGCTCATGACAATCACATACCTTACGGACGTGCGTACCGAAGCGCAAGCATCGGACGCTAGTTGTTTGTGCTGGGAGGTATGGGAGACGACGACTCTTCCAGCCTTGCGGTCTTGGGCTGGATGATCGTGACTTTCTGCCACCTCATACACTCGCGGCATCGAAGGTGTACGACGCCTCGAGTCACTACGACTTCACCGAACACACGCGACTGCTTGTAGACCTTGACGTGAATGTAGAGCTCACCGTTCTCGTCGACTCCGTACACGGCGAGCAGTGGCTCTGTGCGACAGAAGCACCGCAGGTCGTGTGCGCTCTTCTTACGAGCCACTGACGCGCTCGATCTCAGAGTCGAGGACGCTCTTGAACATCCTCATGAAGTCGTCCGGCCCGTTGTACTGGTCAGACCCGATGCTGATGGCATCGCCTGCCCACGCGCCGAGACGCATGTACAGATCGTTCGTGGCGAACTCGGAGCCGATGGCACGCTCCATTCGGCGGTTGAAGCCGAAGTCAGGCATCCAGCCCGCCTTGAAGTCGCCCGAATCGAACGCCCTCTCTACCTGGGGACGGACACGGGCCACCATTTCACCAGCGACAGTGGAGATTGCCGCCCGGTTGGCCGTGGTGCCACCCGTGCCGCCGCCCGGTGCGCTCTTGCCCTTGGGGTCG